AATGTATCAACTATATCTTCTTTAGTTTTAAATTTAATAGATACAGTATCTTTTGGATTTTCATCTGTGTATAAACGACGACCTGATCCTTTAGGTTTTTTTCCAGTGCCTATTTTAGGATCATTTTCTGATAGTATTTCGTTTAATATATCAGTAAGTTGGATCATTTTGTTTTACCCCATTTTTTACCTTTACCAGGTGTTTTACATTGTGCTGCTGTAGGGCGACATGAAGGGTATTTTGAACGTGTCTCTCCTTTTTCTCTACCACATGCTTTATATCCTTTTATATCACCATCTTTTCTGATTGGTGCATTGCAATCAACCCATCCACCTTTTTTACCAGGTGTTCCTTTACGTTTAAACCAAGTGCGAAGGGTTTCTTTAACTTTTTCTTGGATTACTTCTTCTTTTAAGCCTTTCCAAATCATTCCTTTACGGCATTTTACAACAGCACCAGATTTGTAAGCAGATGGTTTATCGTATTTGCGGTCTGCAATACGAAGACATCTGTCTCGTTTTTTCTTTTCTTCAGAAAGAACTTCGTTAATAAGTTTATCCAATCTATCCATCACCAGAATCCTGAAAAGGATGATTTTAATCCAAGTAATTTAGCATATCTTGGTAGTCTACATGACCAATAAGATGCTTTTGTTCTATCTTTTTTATTAGCACAGTCATGACGTTTTGCAAACGCGCGACGTGCTTCTGGGTTGTTTATTTTAGCTGATAGGCCTGTAGTATCTCCAAAGGATACTTTTTTAACCCCGCCTCCAGGTTTTCTAACGTAAACATAGAATTTTTTAGATCCACCACGTTTTGGTTTTCCAATTGGTGGGTTTTTCTTTTTATCTTCGGCTTCTTTAAGTTCCTCTTCCTCTAACATAGGTAAGCCTAAAGGCACTTGAACACCTTCATACATTCCATAGTTACCAAGATCAGTTTCCTCTAAAATTTCTTTATCATCGTCATTAACATGAATTACTTCACGTAAATATAGTGAACGAGCTTCCGCCCATAAATTAAGGAACGATTTAGAACCATATCGGAACGTGTTTTCGGTAAGTGGGAGTTTATTTTCCACGTGATAACGCAGATTTTCCGATAATATCTCTCTTGGAGCTATACTTTCGTTTAAGATAACGCCAGCGTTACCTACGTTTTCACAAGTGTTACAACCACAGCTACATTTTTCTTCTGTAATGTGATGGTATACTTCTTGAATGAGTTTTTTAAGGTGAGTTTTGTCCATATTATTAAAAGTTTATATTGTCGTCAACCTTAATATCATCTAAAAGGTCATTAAATAGATCTTCAAGACCTGCTCGTAATACTGTATAGTAGTTATATCTTCCAGTTTTTATTCCTGCTAATTTTTGAGAGCCTGATTTCATGCTGATATCGAGTTTCATTTTATTAGCAAGTTCTTGAGCATATGCTTTATCTATTTTATGAAGCTTACCATCTTTATAATTTTTAGCAACTGAAAGTACATAATCGGCTGTACCAACATTACCTCCAAATTTTTCTTCACCTGTAGCTGCTTCATAAGCAAAATTGGTTAAAAACTCGGGATTTTTAGAAAAAAAGTCTTTAATATTTTTTTTAAGCACACCCATTTTATCAACAGCTATACTTAAGATTTCATCATCTCCTTTTTGTTTAGCTTGTCTAACATTTCCTGCTTTAGTAGTACCTTTAACAAATACTTTTTTAATATCATCTGCAATATTATCTATTAATTGTTTTTCTACGTTAGGACTGTTTTTTAATGCTGCATAGAATGTGGCTGTTAATTCATTGCCTGCTCCTGACATAAGTTGAGAAGGGCCTACTTTAACAGATATTTTTTTATCTCCAAGTACAACATCAGTTTTGGGAGTAATATTAATTGCTCCATGTGACTTCCAAAAAGAAGTAGAAGGGGCAGAAGATGATCCTAATTGTTTAGCACCATTTCCTCCAGTAAGATTATTTTTTTTAAGAATATTTTCAGCATCTTCTATCATTTCAGGAGTTAAAGCATTTAAATCTTTTTGTTCTGCAGCATCACTAGGGATTTCTTGATTGTTTAGATTATACCATGCTTTAACTAAAGCAGTTTCAAATAAAGTGGCTTTACCTTTAGTTTCACTTTCATTTAAATCTTCACTAAAAATATCAATTCCTACTTTTGCTATTAGAGATTCTAATAAAATAACATCCTTAGGATCCTTTATATCAGGGTATCCTTTTGGAAATTTGTAAGATACGCTTCGTATAAATTGTTCTAAAATATCCATTATGCTGGTGTTTCTTCTGGGGTTTCAGCTGGTGGGGTTTCAGCAGGTGCTTCAGCTCCTGGGAGTTCAGCTCCTAAATCAGCGGCTCCACCTTCAGCTCCTATTTCTGCTTCTTCTGCTTTAGCTCCATAGCGTAAAATATTTGCTATGGACATAGCAGCTCTTTCTTCTTCAGGTAAATTAAGTAGGTAATATTTTTTACCTTCTACCTGTGCAATCCAACTACGTTTACCATAGATCAAATAAAACATTTGTCCGTTTTGTAAATTGATACGGAATGTAGAAGGACGTGGGGCAACCCAATCAATTGATGCTACAAAGCTATCATATTCTGGGGTTAAGAGGTCAACGATAACTTTTTTAAGCTCAGGGAATTTGGTCAATTCATCATATTGAACTGCCTCCTCAGGTGTTACTGTAATATTTGAGTACACCTGCTTGGTTAAAGCCTTGAGTCTATTTACAAGTTCTTCGCGTGTCATTATTTATTTTTAAGTTTAGCTAAAATAGCTTCTTTGATTTTATCTTTAGCAGATAAATAAGCGGCTACAGCCATTTTATTTTTTTTCTTTTTTGATTTGCCTTTAAATTGTGGTGCATCAGATTTTCTAAAATCATCAACATATGCACCTGCACCCATAGAAGGTTTTAATTTTTCATCAATAGATTTAGATGATTTATTAACTCTACGGAATATAGTTTCTAACCATTCATCAGTGTCAGCATCTTTATCTTGTAGACCACGACTATATGTTTTGTACCATTTTTCTTTAAATGATTCTACATCTTTGGACTTTTCAGCTAAATCATAAATGCCCATCATTACGTTATTTCTATTACGATAATCAATACCATCTATATTTTCGTCAATTGCTCCTTCTTCAGAAGCAACACCTACCATAGTATCAATTTCAGGTTCCTTGAGTTCAAATTCAAGATAGTGTTTTGCTGAGGAGATCATATTTTTAGCAGTGGTAATTTTTGATTGCCACCAACCAGGAAAATCAACTTCTTGTGGGCCTTCAAATTGATCAACCATTTTATATAATTCCATAGCATATTTACCAATACGATAAAGTTCTGATTTAATCATATGTGGTTCATCATCTGTATGGCCTAAATCAAGATCTTCTTCTAATTCTTCTCTATAACCTCTAATGTCACCTTCGTAATCACCACCTGCAGTATCTACAATATCAGCTTGGATATTGTCTATCCATTCACCCCAGTTTTTACCGTCGTTTTTAACAAGGTCCATAATTAATGCTAAAGCATCTTCTGGTTGGTTTTGGATCATGGTTGAAAAGTAATCTTCGATTTCGTCAGTTACTCCTTCTTTCAGGTTAACTCCACGAGCTTTTAAAATATCGGCCTTAGTTACTTTACCGTCTCCGGTCAAATCAGGAAATGATTTTTTCTTTTCTGTTAAAGCATCAATAACCATTTCTCTTAATCTGTTGTTTTCCATTGTTTCTTCGGGTTGTGGTTTTTCAATGTTGTTGGTTGCTTGTTTTTTTACTTGATTTACAGCAGTACCGTAAGCTACATTTTCGGCATTTTTACCATACTTTCTAACTAATCTATCACGACGTTTTGGGTCGTTTACGATTGCCAAAAAATTGTCATATATTTTTTTAGATTCGTCTGATGAAAATGCCTCGTGTAGTTTCATTGTTAAGCTTTGTCTTCTGCAGTTGATGTCTTTTTGAAATCTGCTGCAAGTTTTTTAATGCTATTAGCTGCACTACGTGCACGTCCGCGAGCTGCTTTAGATGTTTTAGCGTGCTCAGCTTCCATAATAGCAACTTGTTCTTTGATTGCGTCTAAAAGTTCAGTTGTGTTCATAGATTTTATTGATTATAGATTATTAAATATTAGTCTTGTCCACCCCCAATATATTCGCTAACGAAAAATTTAAGTGTGTTTCCGACTTGTGTTTCAAGTTTTTCATTACCCATTCCTTTTGAAATCTGGAATGCTTTCATTAAGTGGTCCATAAGATCAGCTTCGGTACCTTTCATATCAGCTGCTAAATCTTCAATACCACCAGCAGGTGCTTCTTCAGCAGGCATTTCTTCATCGGCAGGCATTTCTTCTTCAGTGTCAGTTATTTCAACGTCTTCTACTTCTTCATCTTTTTTCTTTGCTTCGTCGATATCAAATCCTCCGTAACCATCAAATTCATCAGTGTCACCAAAGTCGTTAGAATCACCATATTCACCATCATAGAAATCATTACTATAATCATAGGTATCTTCTTCGTACTCCTCAGGATAACCTTCTTCTAAGAATCCACCATCAGCAGCTGCATCCATCATATCTGCTTCTTCTTCTCCAGGATTACCTTCGAAAACTGGGTCGTAAAGGCTTGATTCAGAATCTTTATCTGGGTTGTCAATATCTAGTTCCAATTCGGCAACAATCATGTCTTTGATTTTTGCTTTCATATCTTTACGAGAATTGCCTTCGTTTATAGCTTTGATAGAAGGATTTAAATTCTCAAGGGCTTTACTTTCCTTTAAGAATTTTTTTAAGTCAAAATTATCCATTATTTCTTCTTGTTATTTGTGTATAAATATTCGGAAAGTAGTGTTCCTATCACTCCTGTTTTCTGTCTGATAAAAGACCATTCATCTCTTACTAGGTGGTGACGTTCTTTAAATGATATACCTAATACACCAATTAAATGATCATCTAAACTATATAAACCAAGCATACAAATGGATTTGGTTCCAAATTGTAGAGTCAAATGTTCTAAACCATAGGTATCGGATGCTGTACTTACATCTTCAATAGCCAATTCTGTATCTTTATAAATTTTTGCTAGCACTCTAGGAAATAGAGATACTGGGATATTTTGGAATGTGTGTTGAATGTTGGGAGTATTTGGGGATGTTTTTTCGTGAAAAAAGGAAAATTTCTGGATGGATTTGCCTGTAGGGTAAAAGTGGCCTCCGTTATGAAATTGGGCTAGCCAAATACGATCACAATTAAGTTCATCCATCATGACATCTAATTGATCCTCTATCAAATTAGAAGTTTCAAGGGCTTCACGTACAGGAGTTTTTTCATCTTTTTTCTCCATTTTGAGTTTTACCCAATTAACTACAATAGGTCCAACTACAGCAGTAATTAATGCTACAATTATAGTTGTGAACATAGCAAAAGTTTCCATTATTTTTTAAGTGAGGTTAAATATTTAACTACATCATCTAAAGATTGTTGAGCACGATCTTTATCTATTCCACCAACCCATTTTTGTACTTCACCATTTTCAGATACATATCCGTTAGCTGTATCCTGAAGGATACTTTTAAACCAGTTTTTATATTCTTGTATTTGTTGATCAATTTCAGCATTAAATGTTTGATTAGTATAGTCTTTCCACGTACCAGCGATTTTCATCTGAGTTTCGGTTTTGGATCTACAATCTAAACATTCGTTATATGCTTTAAAGTAGAATGGATCTAGCTGTTTATCCATTACTTGCTTGCATTTTGGGCAAAACAACGGAATAGCGGCTTGTTTAATTTTATCTAGTTTAGTAACATTTTCTTTAATACCATCTCGGATAGTCCAAGTTTTACCTTTTTCTTCCCAAATATCACCTTCTTTATGGTCTTCTCTTATTTCACCACTATAACCAATTCCCATAGTAGTACGGTCACCATGTTTACCTTTTACAAGGTTACGTAAACGTTCTACATCACGTTTTTGAAACTCTTTTTTTAAAACATTATCTGCCATTATAACCCTAAATCTTTTAATTGTTTAATAGTATTAGCTGCTGAGGTGTGGTGGATACCTATACCTCCTTTAGCAATCCAACCTTCAATAGTATCTTCTCTGTCGTCTATCAAAATACGATTTTTACCTGAAAATTCTGGTTTGAATTTAGCTGGTTTGAAGTATAATTTTTTCATTCCATCTAAACGCTCAACCCATTCTTTTTTCCCTTGTTTAGATCCAGGATCCATTGAAGGAGCTGTTAAAATGTATGGGTTATATCCTTTAATATAGTCCCAAAGTTTTTGTCCATCAGGCATCCATGGTAAATTTACCCAATAATCATATTCTGTTAGACCTTTATCTTTTAAACTACGAGCTAACAATCCCCAAAATTCATTTTTGTCTTGTAGATCAGCATGTTTAGTATTTTTCCCAGTTAGTTCTTCATATCCTTTATCAAAGTCAACTAGTACACCATCCATATCACAAAAAATGAGATACTTTGGTTTAATTGCTTCGTATAAATCTAATAAATTTGGCATTTTGTAAAGTTAGAATTTTGGTAAATTTAATGCAGGTAATCTGCGTCTCCAAAGATCCATAATCTCTTCTTTTTGTTCAGAAGTAATATCTTGGGCATCTAAATATGTGTTGATAACGTCTCCAAATGGACGTTTTTCTTTTTTAGCGCGAAAATACATTCCTTGTAGATTAGCATCTATTTCTTTTTCAAGCTTAAAATAATCTGCTTTAGGTAACATTTCCATGTCTATCATTTGACGAATAAACATGTCATCTTCCATTGTTTTGCCTGGGTTGGAGGTAAATCCTTCACCATGAGTTAAATGTTCAATTTCGTGGCGAATAACATCTTTCAAATTCATTGAAATCTCTCCCCAAAGTTCAGGAAGTTTTTCAGGGTCTATTTCAAAACGTACTTGGATGTAATCTTCTTCATCATTGGCACCTCCATCTACGTTTAATTCTCCTAAACCAGGAATAACTGAGATGTTAGCATCTATTGTAATTTCTTCATCTCCAAACGGGAATGATTGTTCTAAACGAGATGCTAAAGCACCATTGTTAATATCTTCTTTCCAGTATTTAAAAATAGCAGAAGATATTTGGTTTGATATTTTATCGTAACGGCCTTCAGTTAATACACCTTCAGTTAGTGTATCTGTCCAATTGCGGAAAGTCATATTTCCTTTTTCGTATGCTTCTCTTTCGATTTCAGGTAAATCACCACCTTCGTTTGTATTTTGTGTAGTAATGCCTCCTAAACGACCATCACAATTTTGCATATGATGAATCATTTCGTGCGCGTATGAACGCATGACATCTTTTGGATGACGACCCATAGTATAAAGTACTATAATGCGGTTATTCGGGTCGTAGTATGCTGTTTTACCAAAGAAATTTTGAGCATTTTCAGCATCGTCATCTACAAATTTTACTTTAGGTAAAGGACGAATATTCATACCTTTATCTAACATATATTCTGTAAGTGATTTAATCATTGGAGGATAGCTAAATTCACTAGGTTCAGCATACATTTCTTCAATCCCTCCAGGAGTATCTAATTTTTCACCTGTGTTAACATCAGTGTTATATCCACAGGTTCCTTCATCTACTGGGGTTTTTTGGAGAATAGACCAAACTTCTTCTTTTTCTTCATCTGAAAGTTCAGTTGGAAGATATGATTGGAATCTTTCTTTTTCTCCACCAATTAAAGCAGCACGTGTATTTGTACCACTAATTCTATCTTCCCCTTCTGATTTAATAACAATTGTTTGAAAGTTATCGTATTTGTCTTTTAAACTATCAAAACGTTTTAGATCACCTAAATCCATTTCACCTCGAATTCCTACTACAGGGTAGTAATTATTTTGAGGGTTATTTTTAATGATAGAGGCAACGTCTGCAATTGGAGAAGAATTGTCTGCAATTTGAATTTCAACGTTAGAAGGTAGATATTTTTTGTAAATATCCCATATTGCTTGACTTTCCTCTTTAGAAACACCGTCTCGGTTTTTATGACCGATTAAAACGATTACTTTATCAATGTTTGAATCTTTAGCTATTTCATCAACTAAATAAAAGTGACCCATTGTAGGTGGTTTAAATCCACCAGGAACAAGAGCAATTTTTTGTCCTTCTTGCTCTAAAATAGGTTGTATAAGTGACTTAACGAGTGAATTCATCTATTTTACTTTTTGCGGTCTCCATTGAATCAAATTCAGGTTCTTTTTGGAGTAAAGCTTGTATTTGTTGATTAGTTGCTTCTCTTTCTGCTTTGATTTTTGCTATTTCCTCAGGAGATTTTTCTTTTCCTTTTGGTTGTGGGAACGATTTTAAAATTGATCCAGAGTCAAATGTTTTATTAGCATCCGAAGGGTCATTATTAATAACAACTATGTTATTTCCAAATAATTGTCTATATGGTTCAATATTATTAACTACATTAGCCCAACTTTTTAATACTGCACTTGTAGGTAAACTTCTACCACGTTGAGCATTACGAGTTAATGAAGTCATCGGCGAAACATAAATAAGAACCATAAATACATCGTAACCCATATTTTCAAGTTCTTCTTTCTTCTTTGCCACTACTTTATATGAAGCACCAGTTCCATCAACAATAATATTGTTTAGGTTGGTGGTAGCTAACAACTCTTTTTCTCGAGTTGTAGCTCTAGCTTTACCCATCATTTTAGCAGCAATGGAAAGTTCTTCAGGAGACATTGAAGCAAAGTCTGATTTGCCTAGTTCTTTTTGTAAGAGTTCTTCAAAATCGTCATCTACATTAATTGTAGTGAAACCTTGAAGACCTAATTGGTTAAGTGTATAGGATTTTCCTGCACCCGCAGGACCTGCCATCAAAATGGCTTTAGGTTGGGATTGAACCTCCTTTAACAATTGAACCAAGCTTATCATACTTATACGTATTACAAATCTCGTTTAGCTGTTGTTCTAAATTCAGTAAATACTGGGGAGTGTGTTGGGTTTTCTAGATCAAATAGGCGTTTTACTGTTTTGAATATATCAATGTTTTCCTCAAACGTGCGAGATGATTCAACTACCTCCCAACCTTTGCCTTGCATTTTATCTTTTTTAGCACCTCGTTTAGATGATTTTAACCACAAGATACCGTAACGGTCTATTTTCTTTCCAAAACATTCTTCATAGCATTGACCATAAACTGCGGTTTGTAATTCATATACTGTTTGAATTTGATTAGATGTTTTTAAATCTAATAACCATAGTTCACCATTAATTTCTACAATCAAGTCACAAGTACCTGCTACTTTAAGTTCATCTGAAAAAATATGGACTTCAGTTTCGATTAGGGTTGGTTTATGTGTTTCCCAAAATTCAACAAAACGTAAAAACATTTGCCAAACATCAGGATTATATTGTGGACGACCACGTTCATCTAAAAAGTTTAATTCTACACCATTTAGATATTCTTCAGCCAATTCATGGACTTGAGTACCTTCTTCAGCTGCTTTTTTAACAATGTAATCAGCAGAGAAACCTACTTGTTTTAACCAATTTTCAAAAAACTTTCCTTTTGGATAATAACCTAAAACATAAGTTACTGAAGGGTAATACTTTCCATTGCGACGATAGTAGCGAGAATCTGGAAGGGTTATTTGGGTTGCATCATCTGAGATTTCTAGGATGCGATTGTAGGATTGTTTAATGTTCCTTTTCTTCATAGAGTAAATAATTTTTTCTCCATCAGTTTATATTGTGTTAATGGAGAAACGGTTTGTATCAATTTGGTGAAGTTTTCAAATCCCATTTCACTAGGATCCTTACCTTCAAGTTCTACCAAATAGACTTCTTTCCCAATGTCCAAAAGCTGTTCACAAAAACCAAGGGCTTTTGAAATAGCATCGTTATCTAGGGCAATATATATTTTTTGTACTTTAGATTCTACTAGCTTTTTCATCAAACTAGATTGAATATTTTTCCCAAGTAATGGAACTACGTTGCGTTTGATTGCCATAGCATCAAATGGTCCCTCACATAGTATGATAGGCAAATCCCAGTTAATAAACAATTCAAACGGTATAATATCGCGAGACGTTTCCGGGTTGCGGTATTTGGTGTAAGGATCTTTCTCAAATGATCTCGCGGTGAAATAATTTAATTTACCGTTAGCATCGTATGAGGGTATAACAATCATATTAGCATATTGGCCTGAATCACAATAGCCTATATTATATTTGAGAATATCTTGTTTGGTAGTATTTCTTTTCTTAAGGTAAGTAAGAGCATGTCTTGCTATAATATCTTTGTTGTTGATAAAGGTTTTAAATTCCTTTGGTAACTCAAGTAAAGTCTGTTTTATCTCTCCTATATCTTCACGAGATACATTTTTAACTAATTTACTTAATTCCTGAAAAGGGCTAGCATCAACTTGTACTTGTTTAAATAAACTTCTTATGGTTTTACCTTTTTTACCACAAGCCCAACAAGCCCATTGATTGATACCGTCTTTATTTTCGGTAAAATTAACTTCAAGTTTTGGTTTGTGATGATGGCAAAATGGGCAAGTATATGCTTGATTTCCTCGTGCTGTACGTTTGCCTGTGCCTAAGACACCGTTAACTAGATTGACTAACAGTTCATTTACCATAACCTTAAGATACAATATCTTTTCTAGATATCAAAATCTTTTCGAAAGAACTTACCTAAAATATTATCGTTAAAATATAAATCAGGTGTTTCCAATACTCTATAAACAAATAAAGTTCGTGTTTCGTAGTATGTTAAAAGTTTTTTGTTGGGGCATAGAATCAATATCTCACGTTCAAAGTTTTCTATTGGTTCATTTTTCTTAAGTTCAAGTAATGTTTTGTTTGAACCCCAATATTTTTTCCAATCAGATTCAGATATTACTGATTTATGGGATGGTCTACGACCTGCTGTACCTTCGTATAAGGCAAGTTCCTTTTTGGTTAACTTTACTTTTTTGTTATGGTAAAGTACTTTTTTACCAATATATGATTTACCTGAAGGTAAATGGGTTATCTTATAGATAAAGCCATATGTGGGGGAAGGGAATTGAGAAAGATCCTCAATAGGGGATGTTTTATATAACCAATTCATAAAAATTATAAATCTAAATTTATTAATATACTTGTGTCAGTGACAGCAGATGTTGGAAGTGGTTGGGCAAGTTTTGCTACTGCTAATAAATTATAATTATTATCATATAAACCTACTGTAGTCACGTAAGGTGAAAAATAAGAACCTGTTGCAAAACCATATAAAACTCCACTATTTGAACTTCCAGAAACTAAAGTTGGATTTTGTGAGAAATTAAATTCATTTTCTCTAAGTGTACATTTATATTGTGTTTCATAAATGTTAAATGAGGAAGAAAATGAGCAAGTAATATTGGTTCCATTAACAAAATTATTAATAAAAGATATATCTCCTATATCGTAAAGGCCCCCCTCATAAGTAATAAATCCATACCCATCTTGTTTTGGAATACCATCACTTGTTAAAATGATCATTCCATGTTCATAGATTATATCTCCTACTTTATAACTTCCAGAAATAACATTCCCTTCACCATCATCATTTAAAGTAAAAAGTGCGTTAGATAATGTTAATGTTCCTGGTTTGATATATTCTCCAAATAGGTTGGAAGGGATAGATATAACTCCTATCACATCATCTGAACTTGTAGGGAAATATCTATCTGCTAAAAGAGTAGAAGATAAATAGTTGTAATAATTTGGAGTATAAGCGGCTCCTGTTATAGTGCCATCAGTATTAAACGATGCAGTAGCAGCCGGAGAGCCATCTGAGTTTAAAAGATAATTTGAGTAATAAAGTTCTCTAATTGAACGGTAAACTAAAATTTGATCTTGGGTATTGATTTGTCCTGTTGGATATGAACCCGAAACCCATAAAGATGAAGTAACATTTTTTCCGATGTATCTATCAATTTCTACGTTTGAGCCAGTAAGTTCATTTCCTTGAAAGGTAAATGATTTGTTTACCTCAAAAGGAGATACAATGACATCAGACGTTATAAATGACTTGAATACGCTCATTCATTCTTAGAAATCTAGTTTAACTCGTACGAGTGCTTCTTTTGTAAAATCTTTCAATAATGGACGTGACATTTTAGCAACTGCTAATAAGTCATTACTATCATTATACATTCCTACAGTTGTAATATAAACTTGAGGAGCATTAATAAAATTACTGTAAATTACTTCACCAGTTGAACCTGAAATAAATGATGGGTTTTCTGAATAGTTAAATTCTGAGTTACGGGCTCTAACAAATACATAATCTGAAGTAATTGTTTCTTGGGAATTTAATGCAAATGAATCACCTAATACAATTGAATTAAATAATTGTTGGTTATTTAGTCCATCTGAGTTATTTGAACGGCTAGGGGCAATTCGAATAGATTGTGAAATAGCTGCAGGATTTAAAATAATAGTTCCTAATTGAGGGAATACTAAGCCATATGATCCTGAATTTGATACATATCCACTATTTGCTAAATTTCCTGCGGTACCATTTGAGCCGGAAATTAATTGGTATACTTGAGTTGAACCAATAAATGTATTTACTGTAGTATCAAGTGAATTATCTGTTAAATTAATAATACCACCTGAACCTGAAAGTTTTAGGTTTAATGAACCGGGGAATAATGATTGTTTATAATTAGCACGTTCAATCGAGATAACCCAGAAATTAGATCCTGTTATAACGTTATTTCCTACTCCAAAAATAAAATTAGCAGTTTCATCCTCTAGAATCAATGAACGGTATTGACCATAAATTGTTTTAGTATATGAATTACTAGGTACAATTGAATTATATAGTACACTACCACTTCCCAAACCATCGGCATAAGCAATATCAAATTGAACTGCTGCTGAGGATAAATTTGAGGAGGTTTGGTATACACTTAAGTAGTAATTACCAGATGATCCAGCTGCTTGGACTGAAGAAGTATAAAATTCTGTTAGAGTGGGAGCTCCGGTTGACCAAAGTGTAGAAGTGATTGAGTCACTACTTACTACAAAATCTTCAGGATCAAATCTTTTAAACGCCATTGTTTATATTTTAATTAGTTTTATTAATTGTAACTGGGATGGTTAAGCGGGCACCACTATCTAAACCTACAACTGTTAATGTAGCAGATAATTGAGTATTATTTCCAAATAATGTATTTACTGTGGTTGCTCTTAAGTTAATTTGAGAACCAATTACTGTTGTAGAAACATTTGTTCCAAGTGTTGTGGTTGAGGTAACTGCTGCATTAGCTGCAGTTGCTGCCGGAGTATTAATTCCAATTCCAGTAAATGTACTAAATAGGCGAACATCTGAGATTGTAGCTGAGTAACCGCTAGTTTCGAATGTTTGTGTATTGCCTAAGTAGTTTAATGTTTGAGGAGTAATTGCAAGTGAAGCTCCTTGTACCAATGCAATTGCAGAATAACCTAAATCAAGTACAGGTAATTTAGCTGTTCCACGTGGTAGAGTAGCTAACTTATATTTCATGATTTGGGTTTCAATTGGAAACGCTTCAAGTAAAGGCATGTTTTGAATTGCTTCACCATAAAATGAAGATCCAGATGGATGAGTTGGATTATAAAGTGTATAATCAATTTCATCATCTGCTAAAGCAAATTGTGTAATACGGAACGAACCGTCATTTTTTGCTAAAAGTTCTCTACCTTTATTTGTTAAAATCGCATCTACTGTTACGACTTGATTATTTAAATATCCCATTGTGTTTTATTATTGGTGTATTATATGTAATAAATATTATGATATCAACCCTTTCTGCGTAAGATCTAAAATGAATTGATCCACTGATTTATTTAATTCAGGGACCACATATTCAGGTCTTACAATATATGGTCCTTGAGAATTAATAGGGGCAAATCCTTCCATTAAAACTTGTGAAGCATCATCAACATATCTTCTAATCAAAAATTGATCAAAATTAACAGATCCTGAGGTTGGTATAGGTTTATCTAATTCAACTGCTAAAATGGGAGCTCCAGCGATACCTCCATTATTGATAATAGCAGCTTTACTCACAGTATAAACTCTACTTTCATTTCCTTCAAATCTAAATTCATCCCCATATTTAATTGACCAAGAAGTTATTATAGGATTAAATCCAGAATTAACTATATCTTGTTGGAATATTGATGGATTATCATAATATGATACTAAAGCAGAAGCAGTAGTATATAAAAAGTTTTTTCCTGTAAATCCTTCTGAATTTATGATAGAGGTAGTAGCTCCTGAGGCTGAAATCCAAAGGCGGGAGATAGGGATTACTAAATTAGATACGGTGGTTTGATTAATGGTAAATCGAGTAGTACTTTCTAAAAAAGTATTAGGATCAGTTGCTATAGCTTCTATTGCAAATTCATCATTTAATTGAAGGCTACTAAATGGAACCGTTGTAGATAATGTAGTAGGAGTATAAGGAGAAGTAATTTTGATACTATCTCCAGTAACTAAAACAGTTTTATTACCTCCTCTTAATCTAACGATTCTTAATTGATAATATGAATTGTAATTACCATTAGGAGTAGGTATTGTACCAGTATATGTAGCTTCGGCGTTTGCTGTAAATGTTAAATCTACTCCCTCACTTAACATTCCTGAGTTAACTTGATATCTATATGAAGTAGTTCCTGTTAAAGTAGTAGTACTTAAAGATGCTGCTGAACCAGTAGATAATATTTGGTTAAAGCATACTTCTCCAAAAGCTGATTGAGATATAGGATTTAGGGTATATGATGTTGGGCGGAGTAATCCTTGAAAATCAGATACTACATTTCCAGTTGCGTTA